TCTTTGATGGGACTTCTAGGATTAATTGTTGTAGATGAATTTATGATGGCGAGAGAGCATGGCGGAGACTTAGACTCAAGTGTAATCGAACTTTTGCAAATGAGTATAACAGGTATTGTCGGCATCGTAGCCGGTTGGGCATCAAGGGGGAGTAACTAATGACAGAGAAGAAAATTAAAAAAGTTATCAAGGGTTTAAACAAAGCGTCAAAGACTCACGCAGGGCAAGCTAAGACACTGAAGTCCGTGTTAAAAAAGAAAACCACAAAAAAATAACATACGAGGAGCCGTTCGATAATGGCAAATATATACAATCCTAAAAATGATGAAGAAATATTGACACCGTTTAGTCCGATCTTGGGCTACAAGAAAATGTCTGATGAGTTTATAGAAACATGCAATAAGGCAATAGACGATAAGATGGAGGACTGGTCTGGCAATCTTGTTGGTAAAGTAAAAGAAGAATTAAAGTGGAACGATGATTTAAACAAGGCATGGACGGATGAGATGGGTTCGTTCTTGATGCGGTATCAAAGTCATGCAGAACTTTATACGTCTATGGGTACAAGAAATATAACTCCCGATCTTTTAGACTACCGGTTAGATATAGCAAGCAGTTGGTTTGTTCGTCAGTACGAGCATGAGTACAACCCTATTCATGTGCATTTGGGTTCAATGCTGTCTTGTGTTGGTTACTTACAATTGCCCGAAGGTATTGAAGAGGAGTGGGAAGAGGACGATAAAGGACACCATCCCAGTCATGGTCATATACAGTTTGTCTATGGTCACGCAGCCAATCATACTGGATCTAATTTTCTTATGAAACCAAGGGTAGGACACTTTATTGTTTTCCCCGCACATCTTCATCATTGTGTGTACCCCTTTAAAACTGTTGGAGAAAGACGTTCGTTTAGTGTAAACTTTACTATCGCAGCCTCTCCAAAGGAGATTCCTAATGAGCCTAATAACTAGCCTTATAGGGCCTGTAACGGGCATTCTTGATAAGGTTATAGAAGACAAAGATCAAAAAGCTAGGTTGGCTTTTGAACTAAGCACGATGGCGGATACTCATGCTCAACAGGCACTTCTTGCACAGCTAGAGATAAACAAAGCGGAGGCAGCGTCAGGTTCTTTGTTTAAAGGCGGTTGGAGGCCCTTTATCGGTTGGACATCTGGAATTGCTTTTGCATATCATTTTGTACTACAACCTATTTTAGTTTTTGTCTTAACGGCTTCTGGAGTAGATTTACCTGAGTTGCCCGAATTTGATATGTCTACCCTCCTCACGGTTTTGGGTGGAATGCTTGGAATTGGTGGATTACGCTCATATGAGAAAACAAAAGGCTTGACGAAATAGAAGAAGATGTTTGTATTGTTTGTGGTACTGAAATAAAAACATGTTGGGTATACACGATTAAAAAAAAATGGATTACAATGAAGGAAGTATGTTTGAAGTGTAAGCGAAGAGAGGACGAAAAGAGAAGAGATGGCGAATTACTCAAAAAAATCTAAAGGGGCTTCTAAGAAGAGTAAAGGAAGTAAGATTTGTCCAAAGGGAAAAGCTTGGGCGGAGAGAACTTTCGATACCTATCCAAGCGCTTATGCAAATATGGCAGCTTCTAAGTATTGCAAAGATCCTAACTATGCAAAGAAATCTAAAGGAAAAGCCTAATGGGAGCTTTGAAAGATTGGGTAGATCAGGATTGGGTTCGTATTGGCACAGACGGAAAGATTAAAGGAAAGTGCGGTACGTCTAAGGATAAGAAAAACCCAGATCGTTGTTTGCCACGAAGTAAAGCAAACAGTTTAAGTCAATCGGAGCGGGCGTCTACAGCTAAGAAAAAGAAAAAAGAAGGCTCGAAAGGCAAAACGGTCGTAAAAAATACAAAAAGCGCAAAGGTCACCTTTGCACGAAACGGTGGTGAGATGAAAAAAACAGGTAACCGCCGTATTGCAAAGGGTTGTGGAGCGGTTATGAACAACCGCCGTAAGAAAACTTTGTTTGTATAAGGATATTATATGCAAGAAAACTTTGATAAATGTTTAGAAATGCTTTTGCACCACGAAGGCGGTTTCGTAAACCACCCGCGTGATCCCGGTGGGATGACTAATTTTGGTGTCACTCGTATGGTCTATGAAAAATGGGTTGGCAGAAAAATGTCTGAACAAGACATGCGTGATTTAACTCCCGCCGACGTAGCGCCTATATACAAGAATGAATACTGGAAACGTTGCAAATGTGACGACTTGCCAAGCGGCGTTGATTGGTGCGTATTTGATTGGGCCGTGAACAGCGGAGTAGGGCGCAGTGCGAAAGCTTTGCAAGGTATTATTGGAGCAACTCAAGACGGGGGTATTGGTCCTATGACTTTAAAACTTATTGCAGAACACGAACCCAGAGAGCTTATAGAAAAAATGCACGACAAACGCCAAGGGTTTTATGAAGGACTAAAGACTTTTGATTCGTTTGGTAAGGGTTGGACACGCCGCAATAAGGAAACAAGAGAATCAGCATTAGAATTATTAAAATAGTTCTGGTCAAACACATATAAGATATGATAGGAATAGATGTGAACTTGTAGGAATAAATGTGGTGATATAAGAATGGATGAGATTTATCTCGCAGAAGCTACCTTTAAACTTGTGAGGAAACGAAGAGAGATTATCAGTGACGCCTTGATGAACGGTTCTGTTAAAGATATGGAACATTATAAGTTTTTGATGGGTAGCTTAGATGGTTTAAATTTTATTGAACAGGAACTCAAGGGCCTGCTAGAAAAACAGGAGCAGCAAGATGACTAGTGCTACTATCGACCTTAAAGCGGCGAAAGAGGCCGTTGCCGAACTTAAAAATGCTTATGTGCCGGTCGAAGAAAAAGTTTTAGACCCCACTCTAATAGATAAACCTTTATTAGATAGGATGCCCAACCCAACGGGATGGCGTATCTTAATTTTACCTTATCGTGGAAAAGGAAAAACCGAAGGTGGTATTTATCTCCCCGATCAAATTGTTCAAGACCAAAACATATCAACACAGGTTGGCTATGTTTTAAAAGTGGGTTCTCTTGCCTATAAGGATAAAGAAAAGTTTCCAGATGGACCGTGGTGTCAGGAAAAAGATTGGGTATTGTTTGCACGATACTCAGGATCCCGTCTAAAGATAGACGGCGGAGAAGTTAGAATACTCAACGATGACGAGGTTTTAGCTAAAATTTTAGCCCCAGAAGACATTCTGCATTATTAGGAGATAAAATGGCTGAAGAAAACGCACAGGAAGAACTAGATCTTGAAGTAGAGGTCTCTGAACCCACAGACGAGGTCGAATCTGCTAATGTTGAGGTGGTTGATGACGACCAGTTTAAGAAAGCGGAGAGTTCTACGCAAAAAAGAATTGATCGTTTAACAAAAAAAATGAGGACGGCAGAACGAGAAAAGGAAGAAGCTTTTCGTTATGCTCAACAAGTGCAAAGCGAATCAAATAACTTAAAAAAACGAATCAATAATCTGGACGTTAGCTACGTTGCTGAGTATGGAACTCGCGTAGATACTCAGATGAAGGAAGCTGAGAACGAATTAAAACAAGCCATGGAGCTTGGAGATACGACCGCAGCGGTAGCGGCTCAACGAAAAGTCACACAGCTTACGTTGGAAAACGAACGTGTTGGGCAGGCAAAGCTTCAGCAAAAAAGAACCCAACAGGCTCCGCAGCAAGAACAGCAACAGTATGCACAGCAACCCCCTCAAAGACCAGTGTCTCGAAAACCCGATCCAAAAGCAGAGGATTGGGCAAGTAAAAACGATTGGTTTGGCAACGATGAAGCCATGACCTTTGCAGCTTTTGGCATACATAAAAAGCTTGTAGAAGAAGAAGGGTTTGACGCGACCTCCGATGACTACTATGATGAGTTAGATCATCGGATTCGGGACGAGTTCCCGCAAAAGATGAAATCAAACGGGGCAGGAAGCAAGAGGCCCGCTCAGACTGTCGCTTCCGTGTCACGCTCCGCAACTGGGCGCAGTGCTAGTAAGAAGGTTCGACTCACCCCGACCCAAGTCGATATGGCTAGAAGATTGGGTGTGCCACTAGAAGAATACGCGAAACATGTGAAGGGATAAGTTATGGAAAATAAAACAGAAAATTCTATCGAACGAAGCCCCCGTGCAAATAATACTAGGGTTAAGACGGCGCAGCGTAAGCCGTGGGCGCCCCCGTCTATGTTAGACGCACCACCCGCCCCAGATGGGTTTAAACATCGTTGGATAAGGGCAGAAGTCCGTGGATTTGACGATCAGAAAAACATCAGTGCCAAGATGCGAGAAGGTTGGGAATTGGTCCGTAAGGATGAATATCCAGACTTTGAAAGCCCTGTCATTGATTCGGGTAAATATGAAGGTGTGTTTGGAGTAGGTGGTTTGATTCTTGCTCGTATACCAGTAGAGACCATTGCAGAACGTGAGGCGTACTTCAATAAGAGAAGTTCGGACCAACAGGAAGCCGTGGATCACGATATGATGAGAGAGAATCAGCATTCATCAATGGCGATTAATAAACCTGATCGTCAATCAAAGGTAACTTTTGGTGGTCGAAACAGATAACAGACCACTTAAATTGGAGAAAATAAATGGCTAATACAGATACTGCCGGTTATGGTCTTAGACCAATATCCCGACAAGGCTCTTCAGCTTCGTCAACGGGTACTACAGAGTATCGTATTGCGTCTGATAACAGCAACCCAATCTTTCATGGCATGGCGGTTATTCCGTTAGCTGCGGGAGTTATTGACGATCTACAGGCAGCAGCCGGTGGTAACGTCGCTATTGCGGGTGTTTTTAGCGGATGTGAATATGTATCCTCTACTACAGGAAAAGTAGTTTTTTCTAACTTCTGGCCGGGTTCAGGTGCAGATTCTGACTTTCCAGTCAGAGCTTTCTTGCATGACGACCCAAACCAATTGTTTCAAATAGCAACGTCTAACGTTGTAAGTGCAGCAAACACCGAAGCTGAAATTCGTGCAGCGGTTTTTGCAAACATTGCTTTTGCAACAGGAAACAGTGGCTCAACGGCTACTGGACTTTCTTCTGCAACCGCAGATTTGAACACAATTGCCACCACCAACACTTTGGCATTAAGAATTATGGGTATTCAAGACGATCCTGCTAATTCTGATTTCACTGCTGCGGGTATTCCATTAATTGTTCGTATAAACAACCACTTCAATGCACCTACTGGTTCTATTGCAGCGGCCACTGTTTCTACAACTGGCGTATAGGGAGAATAACTAATGGCTATTTCACGCGCACAACTAGCTAAAGAGCTAGAACCCGGTCTAAACGCCCTTTTTGGGTTGGAGTACGACCGTTACGAAAATGAGCATTCTGAAATCTTCGACGAAGAATCCTCTGACAGAGCTTTTGAAGAAGAAGTGATGTTGGGTGGTTTTGGAACCGCGCCTACTAAGCAGGAAGGTTCTGCAATCAGCTTCGACGACGCACAGGAAACTTACACGGCTCGTTACAACATGGAAACAATAGCTCTTGCTTTCTCTATTACGGAAGAAGCTATTGAAGACAACCTTTATGATCGACTTGCTAGTCGGTATACAAAGGCTCTTGCACGATCAATGTCTCAAACCAAGCAAATCAAAGCGGCTTCTATATTAAACAATGCGTTTA